GCCGAGGGCGCGGTGCTCGGCTGGGACATGGGTGCGGTGCTGGCCATGGCCACAGCCGGCGGGCTCGACCCACGGGCGGCGGTCGAGCTTCTGCCGGTGATCGAGGCGGCGATGGTGCGCGCGGTGAATGCGCAGATCCGGGCTCAACGCCCGCACTAGAGGCACACGCCGTGATCACCCGCGCAGTAAAAGCACAAACCCGTAAAAGTTAGATTGATCGAGGGCCTCAATGAGCAGCGCATCAAAACAGGTCACGGTGCGGCTCGCCGCCGAGGGCGGCCGACAGGTGCGCGCCGAGCTCAGGGGGATCGGCACCGACGGCGCCACCGCGTTCCAGCGTCTGGGCTCGGAGATGGAAGCCGCCAATGCGCGCGCCGACCGGTTCTTTCGCCGGCTGCGGATTGCCGCCGCGGCCGGTGCTGCGGCCGTGGGTGCTGCGGCCACGGCGATGATCCGCAGCGGGCTGCAGATCGTGGACAGCCAGGCCAAGCTGGCGCAGTCGCTGGGCACCACGGTCGCCTCGATCCAGACGCTGGAGCGCGCGGGCGAGCTGGCGGGCGTGTCGATGTCGGGCATCGAGCAGGCCACCAAGGATCTGACACGCCGTCTCAGCCAGGCCGCTTCCGGGACCGGCCCCGCCGCCGACGCGCTGGACCGGCTGGGTCTGTCGGCCACCGAGCTGATCGCCCTGCCGCTGGACGAGCGTGTTGGGGCGATCAACGCCGCCATCGAGGAGTTCGTGCCGGCGGCCGAGCGCGCCGCGGTGGCGGGCCAGCTCTTCGGCGAGGAAGGCTCCATCGCCATGGGCCGGATCGACAGCGCCACACTGCGCCAGGCGACGAAAGACGTGCGCGCCTTCGGGGTCGTGGTTTCCGCGCAGGATGCGGCCCAGATCGAACGGACCAACGATGCGATCTCACGGCTGGGGCTGATCTGGCGCGGGCTGGCCAATCAGCTGGCGGTCGCCGCGGCCCCGGCGCTCGAGGCGGTGGCCGACGCGATGGCCGCACTCGCCGAACGCAGCGGGCCCGTGGGCCGTGCCATAGAGCTTGTTCTGGGCAATCTCGACCGGCTGGCGGCGACGCTCGCGGCGGTTGCCGGGCTGGTTGCCGGGCGCTTCGTGGCGGGAATGGCGGTTGCAGCTGTCAGCGTGCGCGGGCTGGCCACGGCGCTGGCGCTGCTGCGCGGGGCGCTCATACGGCTGCCCTTTGTGGCGCTGGTGATCGGCGCGCAGGAGCTGATCCTGCGCTTTGGCCGGCTGGTTGCAGCGGCAGGGAGCTTCTCCGAGGCCCTCGATCTGTTGCGCGGCGTGGCCGCGGAGGTCTGGGAGCGGATGGGCACCGGCGCACAGGCGCTCGGGGCGACGGTGGCGGCAGCATGGGCCGGGATCCGCGCCAGCGTGGCAGACGGCGTGCAGGCCAGTCTCGATGCGGTCGCGCGCGGGGCGTCGCTCATAATCAACACCTGGCGCGGGGCGTTCGCGGCCACGCAGACGATCTGGTCCGATCTGCCGGCCGTGCTGGGCGAGGTCGTGACCGGGGCGGCCAATGCCATGGTGCGCGGCGTGGAGCGGATGCTGAACGCGGTGATCGGGCGCGTGAACCGCTTCATCGCCGGGATCAACACGGTGCTCGCCGCATTGCCGTCATGGGCGGTGGGCGATGGCGGGCTGCGCATCGGGGCGCTCGAGGATGTCAGCCTTGGCGGTTTTGAGGCCCGGTTCGCGGGCGCGGCGCGTGATGCCGGCGGCCGTGCGGCGGAGGCCTTCACGCAGGCCTTCGAACGAGAGTACCAAGTCCCCGATCTCGGGCTGGGGGCCTATGCCGCGGACGCCCGCGCCACGCAGGACGCGCTGCGCGGCGTGGCCGAGGAACTGCGTGGGGCGGCAACAGGGCCGCTGGAGTCGGTCGACGCGATCCGTGAGGAGCTGGCCCGGACCTCGGAGGCGGCGGATGCGTCAGTGGACGCCGTGGCCGGGATCGGGGACGCCTTCGACGGGGTCTCCGGCGGGGAGGATGGGACATCAGGCACCGGTTCCGGCAGCGGAGGCGCCGCGGGGCGCGCGTCCAACGCGGCCACGGAAGCGGGCAACGCGATCGCGGCGGCGGGCGAGACGGCGGCGCGGGGCTGGGATGCCGTCACGGAAAGCCTGCAAGGCTATGCCGACAGCGCGATGGAGACCGGCCGGCAGATCGGCGAGGCGCTGGTCAGCGCGTTTCGCGGGGCCGAGGACGCGCTTCTGACGCTGGTCACGAAGGGCAAGGTGGATTTCCGCGACCTCGCCAATTCGATCCTCGAGGACATCACCCGCATCGCGCTGCGTACGGCGGTGCTCGGCCCGCTCGCCAACTGGCTGGGCGGCGCGCTCGGAGGAATCGGGGGCGGTCTGGGCGGCAGCCTAACCGCCGCAGTGGCGCATTCGGGCGGCGTGATCGGTGTCTCGGCACTGCCGCAGCGGCAGGTGCCGGCCATGGCCTTTGCCGGGGCACCCCGACTGCATGCGGGTGGCATGGTCGGGCTTCAACGCAGTTCTGGCATTGCGGGCCTGCGGCCCGACGAGGTCCCGGCGATCCTGCAGCGCGGCGAGCGGGTGCTGTCGCGCCGCGAGGTGGCCGAGGGACAGCGCGGTGGTGGCAACGGCCGTGACGGCGGCGTCACCGTCAACATGAGCATCTCCACGCCCGATGCCGACAGCTTCCGGCGTTCGCAGGGCCAGATCACCGCCGAGATGAGCCGCGCCATCGCCCGTGCGCGGCGCAATCGCTAGCAGCAATCGCCAGGCGCAACCAATAGGAGACCCGATGACCGACTTTCACGATGTGCAGTTTCCGTCCGCCATCGCCTATGGCGCCAGCGGCGGGCCGCGGTTCCTGACGGCGATCACCGCCACGCAGAGCGGCCGGGAGCAGCGCGTGGCGCAATGGCAGCGCTCGCGGGGCGAATGGAACGTCTCCACGGGCATCCGCTCGCGCGCGGACGTGGCGGCATTCCTCGCCTTCTTCTACGCCCGGCGCGGCCGTGCGCACGGGTTTCGCTTCCGGGACTGGACCGACTTCCGGTCGGTGGGACAGCTGCTCGGGCTGGGTGACGGGGAGCGCACGGAGTTCCAGCTGGTCCGGCGCTATGACAGCGGCGGGGTCATTCACGAACGCCGGATCACGCGCCCGGTCAGCGGCACGATCACGGTTTATCGCGATGGCGTCGAAGTCACCGCCGGGGTGTCCGTCGATCACACCACCGGCCTCATCACCTTTTCGACACCGCCGGATCCGAACGTCGCGGTCACCGCGGATTTCGAGTTCGACGTCCCCGCGCGGTTCGACACCGATGCCGCCGATCTCACCGTCGAGACCTTCGAGATGCAGCAATGGGGCCGGATCACCGTGGTGGAGATCCGCGAATGAAGGCGGTGTCACCAGAGCTGGCCGCGCATCTCGAGGGCGATGTGCTCACATTGGCCACCTGCTGGCGGCTGGCGCGCCGTGACGGGGTGGTGTTTCGCGCGACCGATCACGATGGCGATCTTGCGGTCGACGGCGAGACCTATCGCGCCCGCGCAGGCTATTCGCGCACTGCCGTGGCCTCCGAGGCCGGGCTCGCGGTCGGCAATGTCGATCTCGAGGGCGTGCTCGACGACGCCGGGCTCGAGGCGGACGCGCTGCGCGCGGGGCTCTATGACGGGGCCGAGGTGCGGATCTTCGTGGTCAACTGGCAGGACCCGTCGCAGGGCACCCTCCGGCTGCGCCGCGGCTGGCTGGGCGAAGTCATGCTGTCAAGCGAGGGCCAGTGGCGCACCGAGCTGCGCGGCATGTCTCAGGTGCTCGCACAGCGGCTGATCGAGCCCTACACGCCCGACTGCCGCGCCGATCTGGGCGATGCGCGCTGCGGGGTGGCGATCACGGATCCGGAGTGGACACGACCGGGCCTCGTCACCGCACCGCTCGACGCGCTCTCGTTCACCGCCGTGATCGATGTGGAGGGCAAACCGAATGACTGGTTCACCGGCGGGGTCATCATCTTCACCTCGGGTCAGAACAGCGGCCGGGCCATCGAGGCGCGCGGATCGGATCTGGCGACGGGCGATCTGGTGCTCTCCTTCCCGCCGCCCTTTCCGGTGGGGACGGGCGACGCGTTCGAGATCTATCCGGGCTGCGACAAGCGGCTCTCCACCTGCATCGAGCGGTTCGACAATGTGCTCAATTTCCGGGGCGATCCCTTCGTGCCGGGGGCCGACAAGCTGACAGAGACGCCAAATGCACGATGAGCCAAAGCAGCGTGAGCCAGTGTGCGGTGACGACGTGATCGCCGAGGCACGCCACTGGATCGGGGCGCGCTGGCGCCATCAGGGCCGCGGGCCAGCCGGCGTGGACTGCATCGGGCTGCTGATCGTCGTGGCCGATGCACTCGACGTGCCGCATCATGATGTGACGGGCTATGACCGACGCGCGACCGGCACCAGGTTGCTGGAGGCGTTCGCGGTCGATCTCGATCCGCTTCCCCTCGGCGAGGCGCGCCCCGGCGACATCCTGGTCTTTGCCGAGACCAGCTATCCCTGCCATGCCGGGTTTCTCACCGCGCGACACGGTGTCCCGCATCTTTTGCACGCGCATGCGCTGCGGCGCTGCGTGCTCGAGGAGCCGCTGATCGAGCCATGGCTGTCGCGCCGGCGCGCCGCGTGGCGTATTCCGGAGGTGGTCTGATGGCGGTGCTGGCCATCGCCGGCGCGGGCGCATTGGGGAGCACGGCGCTCGGGCTGGGCTGGCAGGCCGGCTGGCTGATCGGCTCGACTGTCGGCTCGCTTCTCTTCGGCCCCGACCAGCCCGATATCGAGGGGCCGCGGCTGCGCGATCTGTCGGTGACCTCCTCGGCCTGGGGCGCGCCCATCCCGCTGATCTACGGCACGATGCGCGCCTCCGGCAACGTGATCTGGGCGCCGGGGATCCGCGAGGAGCGCCAGACCCGAAAGGTGGGCGGCAAGGGCGGCGGCGGTCAGCGTCAGACAACCTATGGTTACTACGCCTCCTTCGCGCTCGGCCTCGCCGAAGGCCCGGCCGGGGATCTCATCCGGATCTGGGCCGATGGCAAGCTCATCCATGATGCGCGTGGTACCAATCCGGATGTGTCGATCCCCGGGCTGGAGTTTCGGTTTTATGAGGGAGGCGAGGACCAGCTGCCCGATCCGCTGATCGAGGCCGCGGAAGGCCATGGCCGGACGCCGGCCTTTCGCGGGCTGGCCTATCTCGTGTTCGAGGATCTGCCGCTGGAAAACTTCGGCAACCGCATCCCCAACATCACCGCCGAGGTGACGTTCAACGCGCAGGAGGCCTTTCCGGCGCTCAAGAGCACCAACCTGCCGGGCGGTCCGCTCGACAGCGTGTTCACGAGCTACGGGGCCACCGACTGGCAACGCCAGCGCCAGCTCATGCTTTCCCCGGACGGTCTGCGGCTGTTCGATCTGCGCACGCTGGAGGAACTGGCGCAGGCACAGCCCGAGGATCTGATTTCAGACGCACTGGCCGAGGCGCTGAACCTCTACAGGGACAATTACGGGTTCGATCACTGCTTCATCGGCGGCGACGGCTATGCCTACACCCAGGTAGGCATCAGCAACACCAAGCCGGTCGTGAAGATCGATCTCGACGCGATGGCGGTCGTGGACAGCTTCGGGCGCCGCAGCAACAGCCTGACCAACAATGCCGGCGGCTTCGCATCACTGACGACGCTCGGCTGGATGCGCGCGCTCAGCCTGACCGGGCCTGTCGACGTGCTGATCGCCTCGGGGCGCTTCGGCGGCGGGCATGGCTGCGTGCGAGCCGACACCATGGAGTTCCTCGCCAATCTGCCGCGCATGGGGCCGGGGCCGACGAATGTCGAGAACATCGTTCAGGGGCGTGTGGGCGAGGGCCTCGGCGAGGCGTGGATCCTGCGCACGTCGAACACCGGCACGGCCAGCACCATTCCCATCGAACGGCTCCGCCTGCGCCCGGGCGCGCCTTTGCCCGTCGTCGAGAATGCCGGGCACTGGTCTCTCGCGCCGGCCGATATCCACCCCGAGGCGACAGGATTCACATACGAGCCGGCCGGCGCGGTCTACGATCCCGTCGATGACGCGCTGGTCTGGATCAGCGCGCTTGCGTTTCCGGACGCGCTCGGGGATCTCGCCGGGCGCTATGCGGTCAAATGGCGCCCGGATGACGGGGTGATCTGGGCAACGCGCCTGTCGCTGTTTGCGTTTTCCACGACACGCAAGGAGAACATGGCCATCGCGAAGTCCCGCACCGAGGGCCGGCGCATGGCCTGGCATCGCGAGCCGCAGGTCAGCCAGGTCGATCTGCGCACCGGCGCGGAGATCCTGTTCACCGAAGGATTTGCCGAAGGCAGCATCTTCGGCGGTGGCGAGGCTGCGGGGTATGATGCACGCTCGGACACGCTCACGGGCTATGTGCAGACCGGATCGGCCGCAACCCGGCTGTTTCTCAACCGCACCGCCGGCGAGGGCGTGACGCCGGGCAGCCTCATTGCGGATATCTGCGCCCGCGTGGGGCTGGGGCCGGCCGATATCGATGTGGCGCAGATCGGCGCACCGGTATTCCGGGGCTACGCCATCGGCCGGCAGGGATCGGCGCGGTCAGGGATCGAGCCGGTGGCGCAGGCCTTTTCCTTCGATGCCGTCGAGTCCGATGATCGGATCCGCTTTGTGCCAAGGGCGCGGGCCGCAGATGCGGCGCCGCGTCTGACCGCGGACGATCTCGTCTCTGCCCGCGAGACGGGCCGCGTCGTGCAGCTTCAGCGCGTGCAGGAGACCGATCTGCCCGAGCGCGTCACCGTCACCTACCAGGACACGAGCGGCGACTAC